GGTACATTTCAGCTCAGAGAGTGACGTAGGTGAAGTGTGGGAGCTTCATGAAGGGTTAGGTGAGCAAAGTGGTTACGTTCCTTATGGAATGATTGAGGTGGATCAGTTGGAGGATTTGCTTGGAAGGTTGCCTCACATAGATCATTTTCTTTTTAAGTGTGAGGCGGTGAGGCATTAATGGCAGGACAGACAAGAGTTAAGGTGGACAATACTATTACTGACTACGAAGCTTTTGGTAGTGTACGTTTTATTTACAACGAGGAAAATAAATAATGGCATATACTTGTGCAGAAGACGTAAAGCCACAGGAAGGACGACAAACTGAATTGTTCCATATGATTGCCAATCAGGAAGCAGATTTTTATATGATAGGTGGCTCCAGATTCGGAGGTAAGAGTGAAGTAATATCTATGGTAGATTTATTGTTTGCTGGTGACCCTAAATACCGTAGTATAAAGTTTCGTAGAAGTTATGATGAGATTATGGGGGCAAATGGTCTGTGGGAAAAAGCAGAGAACCAGTACGGTTATTTTGGTGCTAAAGCTAATAAGTCAGACAAAGCTTGGACTTTCCCCTCTGGTGCTAAATCTTTCTACCGACATATGTTTAACGAGGGTGATGAAGAAAGTCACCGTGGTAAAGGTTATTCTGCTGTTATCTTTGATGAGATAAACCAGTTCACTTGGGCGCAGGTGAAAATGCTACAGACATGTTTACGTTCAGAAGCAAGCATGGATAGTTTTATGATTGGTACACTTAACCCGTCGAAAGATAGCTGGTGTATGCAGTTCGTAGATTATTATTTAGACCAAGATACTGGGTTTCCCGACCCTGCAAAGTGTGGCAAAGTCAGGCATTACTTAATAGTGGAAGGTCGTCCTGTATTTGGACCAGATGAACAATTTTTCATAGATAATCATTATGATTTGGTAAATCCTGTAGTAAATTTAAAAACAGGTGAAAGAAATTATGTAAGACCTAAAAGGTTTGTGTTCTACTTTTTCAATATCTTCGATAACGAAATTGGTATGAAAATGAATCCCACCTACATCAGTGAGTTGAATGGATTACCTGAGCATGAGAGGCAGACACAGCTTTTTGGTAATTGGTTTGCAGACGTACCAAACATAAGTCTCTTTGACAGGAAGTTCTTAAGAGGGTTAGACCCTAAGTACCCCTCTACCATACCAAAAGATGCTAAATGTGTGAGAGCTTGGGATAAGGCATACAAAGAACCTTCTGAAAGTTATATGTACCCTGATTATTCTGCCTCAGTAAAAATGTACCGTTGTAAGCGTGGAGAGTATTATATTGTAGGTGACTATGATGATAAGATACACGATCCAGTTAAAGATGGGCAAGATATTATCTATGGAAGGTTCAGGAAAAATGTAGGACAACGTGATGAGTGGATGCTACAACAAGCACACTTAGATGGTGATGAGTGTACTGTGGTAATACCTAAGGAAGGTGGCGCAGGGGTGGCAGAGTGGGAACAACTACGTACAATGTTTATGGATGAGGGCTTCAAGGTTGTTGGCGCTGATGTTGGTAATAAGAAGGGAGGTAAAGCTTTGCGTTTTGCTGTTTTCTGTTCAGCTGCAGAACAAGGTGCAGTCCATATCATGCCAGATACTTTTGGTAATATAGCAACACTTAATGCTTTCTTAGCAGAGTTAGAAAAGTTCTCTCCAGATGACGAGGGTAAGTGGAGGTCTACTGCAACTATCAAAGATGATTGGGTGGACGTTGTTTCTGATAGCTACATAATACTGAACAAGGTTAAAATACGTCATAAATTCACAGGAGCAAATACAACCTCCTCTGCATCTCACGACACTAAGCTCCACAAGCACAAGAAGCAGATTAGTTAACTTAAAGGGTTGTGCATTCATTGGCAACCTTAGCTTTATTGATAACTATTATCATTCGTGTTATAATCTACTTATATCATTAGGTAAATTTTTGGAGAATAGATGTGCCGAGCAAAAAGAACAAACGCCAGAAGAAGAAACAGTTACAGAAAAATAATACGACAACGGAACAAAGAAGTTCAAAACGACAAATCTCAACAGCAGCAATCTATGCTGTAAAGAAAGTATTAGAGATCCTTAAACCTTTTGAATTATCTCAGAGCCAGCGCCACCGTACTTATCAGACTATGCTCCTAGATGATGCAGTTTGGTCAAGTTTCGATAATAGAGCTATGGCTATTGAACTAGCACAGTCAAACGGTAAGTTTAAGTATAAAAAAGCTTCACCTAAGAGTAAAAAGCTTAAAGATTTCTTGCAATACTCCATGAATAACATGGACGGTCAATCACCAATGAGTATTGGCAGGACTGCTGCAGAGATGATCATACATGGTGGGGTTCCTTTTGAAAAGGTATTCCATAAAAAAGTAGGTGAATACTCTGATAATTTTACTTTAAAGAAGTTAGCTTATATTCACCCTTTATCTTTAGACCAAGGTAAGCCTTACATTACAGATGATAAAGGTAACAGTGTTATTGCTGTACGTCAATCCTCACAAGCTTTTGTAGGTAACGAGGGTTTAAGTTACAATGTAAAGAAACCTAAAGGTTATGTTGATATTGATACAAGGCGCATTGCTTTTAGTGCTTACTCTGCTACTGATACTAATCCTTTAGGTACTTCACCTATGGATGCAGCTTATGTTGCATGGCGTGAGAAACAGTTACTACAAGATTATCTATTGATTGGTGTTACACGAGACTTCTCAGGTACTCCCGTGTTACGTTTACCAAGTGAGGTTTTATCTGCTGCAGAAGCTGACCCTACTTCTAGTGAAGCACAACAAGTACAAGCTTTATCTACTGGTATGAGTGAGATGCATTCAGGTGATGCAAGTTTTATGATATTGCCTAGTGATTCTCAGTCAGAAAATGGTACTGGTTTACGTGATTACGAGATACAGTTCCTTGGTGTTGAGGGTGGTGGTAAAGGTTTTGATATTACTGAAATCATTGAACAGAAGAAACGTGCAATATACAACGTATTGGCATCTCAACACTTAATCACTGGGGAGAACGGTGGTGGTAGTTATAACCTTTCAGAAGGTACAGCTAATATCACTGCCTTGTTTAGTTACCGAGATAATAAAATCGTTGATGAGATGTGGAACAAACAAGTTTTCCCTCAGTTATTACGTTTAAATGGTTTTGAGTACACACAAGAGGATTTACCAGTATGGTGCTCAGGGGAGACTCAGAGAATCACTGACGATGAGCGTGGCAAATTCATCTCAAGAGTACAACATTTATTACCTGCGGTACCAGATGTAAGCAATAGTTTGTTAGAGACTCTTGGTGTTGATTACCGAGTAGATGAAAATGCCACTGCTGATGAGATTAGAGAATTAATGTTCACCTTCCAAGATCCATCTAAAGTAGGTGGTGCTAATGGGGGTTCTTCTGGCACAGGTAATAAATCACAAGATAACTCTGATAATAATAAAGAGAATAAGTAGTTTTTGCTAGTTTATTGCTTTATTTAGGGTGTGTCAACAATTATTTTACTTTTATTGTTGCACACTTTGTCAGTATATGTTACTATTAATTATATGAATAAGGGTTCGCTTTCTTGTGAACCTTTTCAATTACAAGAGGAAGATGATGGCTAAAACATTACCTAGACTCTCACGTAAGTATTTAGATCAACCACAATTTATCACACCTAGTAAATTTGAAGAAATTGCAGAAGTCTTAGATTCTAAAGATCGTAGTTATTTTAAAGCTGCTTATAACGCTGCTATTGAGAATGACTTTGAATTAGAAAAGACCCAGTGTGCGGTGTTTGAAGATTACTACTTACGTAGAGCAAGCGGAGAATCCCCTCAATATGGTGTCCTAGAGGTTGAAGGTCCGTTAACTTATAAATCTACAGGATGGGAAGCATATTGTGGTGGACAGAGTTATACAAACCTTATATCTCAGATGGAATCCTATGTTGAGTCAGGTTTAAAAGAAGTTTACATGCTTGTTGATAGTGGAGGTGGAGAAGCTTTCGGTATGACAGAATCTGCACAGACTATCCGTAATCTTGCAGACGAAAATGATATTAAACTTGTAGGTTACGTGGACGGGTGTAGTGCTTCGGCTGCAATGGGTTTATCTTGTGTATGTCATGAGCTTATAGCTAACCCTAGTTCTGAGATTGGTTCTGTTGGTGTTGTTGTCTCTCTTATGAACAACTCGGAACAGATGAAGAAAGAAGGTCTTAAACGTTCATTCATTACTGCAGGTGCTAGTAAAGTACCTTTTGATGCTGAGGGTGAGTTTAAGGATGAATTCTTAGCTGACTTACAGGATAAGGTTGACGTTCTTTATGAACAGTTTACAGGTCATGTAGCTAATTACCGTACAGGTATGACTCAAGATC